ATTGCGCTAACACCTGCCCAGAAGTGCATTTTCCTCGGCGCCTCTGTATGGTCTGCATATTCCATGTAAGACTCAAGCCAATTAGACAATTTTCGCGCCATTTGGCGGCCCTCTTCATTTTACATCGCCCCAAGAAGTTGTGCTCGTCTTAATTCCAAGGGGGATGATGAGAGGGTCGTCGTAAGGAACAACTACCTTCTTCGCTTCCTCAAGGATTCGAGCCTTGTAGTATTCTGCATTGTTTGAAGGAAACTGGCCTGCGAGGGAATCGTGGACTTGGAGAAGTACTTGAACTTGAGGGATGTTGTGGAAGATGTTAAGCCAAACGCGATCAATGTAAATGCCTACAGTGGACTGAGGAATCCAGGCCAGTGCTTCCGGCAGGATGTTATCGATACGTTCGAAGTAGTATCTGCGGTAACCGAATTTATTAGAGACGGTCTTGGTTCTTTTCAGCTGTTCTTCTACTCTATGGTGCCACCGCAGGATACCTGGGTAGCGGCCGAAGTAGAGCTTCTGTGCACGTTCGCTCTCCGCGACACTGATGCCTGCGGCAATGGCCATAGTTCGAGCGGAACCAGAATAATTTGTTCCGTGCACCCAGCTTTTTGCCAGTTGCCGTTCCTTCTTCATACCAGCCCGCAGACGCTCGTACTCTGGATGAGTTTCAACAAGCCACTCTAAGGGAGGCATCTCCTTATTCGCTAGGGCAAAGGCATTCATAAGGTGCAGGTCAGCCCCCATTCGAAGGGCTGCCTTCATCTCCGGTTCATCAGCTTCCCATGCCACAACCTGGGCGTCGGCTCGGTCAAGGTCAGTGTCAAAGAAGATGTAGCCGGGGTCTGGGATGTAGAGCTTTCGGACGTTAGGCAACAGGCCCTTTTCGTCGCCCTTCGGAAGGTTCTGCAGGTTGCCTCCGCTACCGAATACGTTTTGACTGGAGCTGAGGCGGTATGTCTCCGTTCCTGTGATGTTATAACTGCAGCGCATCCGGCCGTCCGTATCAAGGCCTGCAAGGACGAAAGTACTAAGGAATACTCCAAGGGAACGGTACTCCTGGATGGCCTTGATAAGGGGGAGAAGAAGAGGTTCCCTAGTCCCNATTTTCGTCAGAGCCTCGTCGTCGCAGGTAAGGTGTCCGGGAAGCCCTTTCTTCGCCCTTGTCTTAATAGGGGGTTGCTTCAGGTCGTTGTAGAAAAGACGAGTCATTTGCAGGGAGGAGCGGGGGTTCAGATCATGGCCTAGGACGTCCCGGAAGTATTGCTCTCTTTTCCGCATCTCCTCCTCTAGTTCTTTTGCCAGAGCATTCCTGGCCTTCAGGTCAATGCGAACACCCCTGATCATGGCCTGGAGAACAGGGTAAAACATGGCCTGCTGGTACTTGTCTACTTCAACAAGATTCATTGCTTCCAGGGCCTGTTGCTGCACTTCCCCGACTTCCCGAGTTCGAACACAGTCAATGCCGTTATAGTGCCACAGGTCATCTTCAGTTTCATGTCTGTTAATTAGCATATCAGTCTCCATTTTTCCATTCGCTTTTCTCCGGCTTCCATTGGACATAGTGGTCGCATAGGATGGAGGCTTGGTAGTCAAGGGATTTTTTCTGCCCGGCAAACATAACGTGCCAGCTGATCATGGTATCCTGGCCGTGGCGCGGGATGAAGTGCCAGCTGCGATGGATATACTGGGCGTCGAATAGGCCGTTCTGCCACCTTACGCGACAGTTTGGATGGGTCAAGAGCTTGTATAGGGCATAGACAATGCTGGCCTCTTCTTCTTCTGACCAGTAGCCGTATCGGTCTGCCTTCGTCATCAAGGGGATTACCAGGGCATCAGTCCTGCTCCAGCTGAAGCCGACGCAAGCAATGTGTCCCTTGCTGGTTTCAATGTCTAGGTCGAGCCAGGTGATTCTTGCCTCCATGTCAGCAAGGCGATCAGCGATAACGCCCATGACCTGGGAGTAGGTAGGTCGAATTTGAAAATTCCACTTAGGTTCCTGAACGGGAGCCGTTAGCTCTCGATATGCCCTCCGGAGGTCATTCACCATTGGGCTGCGGTATTCCCACTGTTTAATGATCATCGCCGGGTGGAGAGTAGGGATGAGGCGAGTTCCTTCGTAGTCCAATAGACTCCCCCGCCATTTCATCGCCCCCTCAATGCCGGTCAAGGCCCAAAGGGGAAGGTTGCCGAAGGTAATGATAACATGAGGGTTAACGAGGTCGATTTCTTTTTTCACCTGCTCCAGCCCCTCCAGGACAATGGGGTCTACTAGCTTGCCNTGAAGGGGGATGAAGGTGGGCTTGATACCAGTCTTTTTCTTCGGAACCCAATGCTCAATATCCCCATGCTTCGGACGGGCGTTTACCAAGTTTGTCAGGTAGCACTCACTTCGAAGGATCCCAGCCTCGGAGAGCATTCGATTGAGCTCCTGCCCAGCGGTGCCAGTGAAGGGAGCATCTGCTTCACCTCCGCCATAGCATTCTCCGATTAGCATAACTCGGGCATCAGGCTGCCCGATTCCCATAGGCAGTGACATGGTTATAGCCCTTTCAATCGGGAGAGGGAAATGCCGTAGGAAGTAGAGTCCATCTCAACGCCCGTAGCGAGACATTTCACGGAAGTCGCAGCGGGGAAAATAGGGCCTGTTCCGCAAAAGGGATCTAGAATGCGGTCGCCCGGGAGGACGCTTCTCTCGAGGAGATCTTGGTAAAGGGAAATGGGCTTCTGCGCAGAGTGCCCTAGGTTTGCATCAGGGGTATGCTCCAGTACGTCCCCCCGAAGGACACTTACGGGTCGATCGCCCTTAATGGCGAAGAGGATTAGCTCGTACCTGCGCTGAGGAGATTGGTTTACCCAAGGTGTCCGGCTGCCTGTAGGCTTGTGCCAAATAAGGGGAGTGCGGAAAACACGCCATCCGGCCTTTGCCATCAGGGCCTTCAATTCATGGAAGCGATCAATGTCGCAGAATAGGTAGCAGTGGGCCTGAGGCTTGGCTAGGCGGTAGAGGTGAGGGATGCACTTCTCCATAAGTGCCTGCCAGTATTCATAACTGTCAACATAACCGTGACTGCCCGCGGCATGGCCTCCACTATCTCCGAACTCATCAGCGCCCATACCGTAGGGAGGGTCGGAGAGGATAACGTCGAATTGTTCCGCAGGCTGGGCTGCCATCCAGGTCGTCGCGTCTTCGTTGTAGCACTGATGGGAGGCAAGGGTAATCCCGGCGCCAAGAGTATTGGCCAACTCCAGGTGCTTTTTCGCCTGTTCTTTTTTCTTCACTACCTTAAAGGCCTCGTCCAAGGACTTAGCAGCCCGCACGTCCGGGTCGGAAAGATACTTCGTAACGATCAATTCCCTTCTTGTATTCTCCTGATTAATCCCATCCCCGCTGTTCCTGACTTCTTGAGCTATCTCCCGCACAGTNGGGCGGGGGTCGCCACGGAGTGCAGATTGTTTTTCCCGNAGGGCCATCAACCTTGAAGTTGCCTCAGCCCGCTCAGCCCACGTGAGGTCTTGCCGACGGATATTCTCTTCCAGCTCAGCTTCCTCCGCCTCCAGCTCAGACAGTTCCGTTGTCAGCGTGACGGGGACTTGCCCGGGAGGAACTGGGTTGCCTGCATAGAGAATCCTTCCACCCAGTGCATAGATGTCTTTAATAGCGCGGAGGCGTCGCTCCCCGGATAGGAGGATGTACTTGTCTCCGTCAGGTCGGACTACCAAGGGATTCTGAAGGCCGACTGCTGTTTCACTTATTGAGGTGACTAACTCCTGATGAGCATTGATGGGGTGCTCTCGGCGCTGACGATTTGGATGAACGATGATGCTTTCTAAGGGAATAAAATTCATTGCGGTTCCTTAATGCGGAAAACTTGGGTGTAGGTGCTTTCCTTTACAACGGCGAACTTTTCAATCGGATCTTCCGCGGAAGTAGACCAGATCAGTTGATCGGCTCTCGCAGTGCATTCCCAGCCGCTTCGGTAAAGGGCTTTGACCCAAAGATGCCCTGGCGGGGGTTTGCCAGTATTGTCTTGCCAGTATTCCATCATGGACTCCCAAGAAAAAATCCCCCTCTCGGGGAGGGGGGAGAAGGGCTACTAAACGCGAGCTACGCCCTTGACACGCTCNTGAATTTGCTCATTGTAAANCTCATGCTTCAGAGCGACACGAATCGGACGCCCCTCGACAGCCGCGAGGGAGAAGGCATCGCCCGGCTTGTTCATGTCAAGGGCTTCCCGCAGAAGGCGCATTCCGTTGTTCTTCCCCTTGGAATTATCCAGTGTCCCTTGGTCAGTTACATCCAGGCCGAAGGAATGGGTGACTCGACGAGTAGGTGGAAGGCCCAGAGAGGACTGCAGCTCCGCGGGGACTTCCAGGGTAACGGGAATGTCTACGAACATGTAGGTCTTAGAAGGGTCTTTCTTGCCCTGGACGACGCGAACTTCAGGAGCACCACAGACTCCGATATAGTCACCCTCAGGCAGCGGGTCAGCTTTTTCTGAAGGAGCGGTGATAGTGGCGTTGAGGAAGGTTGCTGGATCAAAGTTTGACATGATAGTACTTTCGATTGAGAGAATGGTGAGTGATTTACAGCGCACTCACCNGACGCTGTTATTTTCCACCTCGGGAGACCCACTTTTCCATAATGCGGCCGAGGTTAGGNTGTTGTTTCGCGGCAATGGGAAGGTTCCTAGTCTTNACATCTACATTTGCTGCAGCTGTGTCGAAGTAGAAGTTTGTCCCTTCCCGGACTGTGTAGATTACATCGGAGAAGAGCTGAGGAATTTCATTTGCCAGAGCCTTCCCCACGGACTTCGTCATTAGTTTCACGCCGCCCGTTATCTCATCTGTCTCCCTGGTGACGTGAGCAGTTATCACGACGGTAGGGGTAATGCCCTGGGTGACGAGGCGGAGGAAGTTCATCAGGTTATTCTGCGCCACGCCGTAGTCCGGGGGAGCGGCTGTCGGCTTATTCCCGATGACCATCTTCATAGCGGCATTGGACAGCTCAGAAAGAGAATCGATTATGAAGATCTTATCCGTTCCCCAACTGTCGATGGCGCCGTACTTCTTCCCAGTCCTGTCGTCCGGAAAGTCACTGCAAGCACTGAGAATCTTATAGAAGGCATTATTTTCTCCGCCCCTATTCGGGTCACTCATCTTCGTGATAGATTCGTAGGAGAGCTTCCCTACGTTATCTGCAGCCTTCATCAGGCTAGATATGCCGAGGGGTCGGGTGTTGACGACGTGCCAGTGAAGGTTTGCTGGAATAGCCTTCCCCGCGTCAGTCCAATAGCCTAGAAGAGTCTCCAGCCCATTCTCCGTGAAAAGGAC